TCCGGCGGCGTCAAGGCGTACTGGTTACTCGGTCGCCCGTTCAAAAAAGTGCGAGACGTCGCTAGTTTTCTGCGTCGTGACGATATAAGATACATGCTCCGCTTCGCGCTGTATGCTGATACGCTTCCGGTGTCTGCGCGCATGAATCTTAAAGCTCAACGATTTGCTTATAGCCCGTTCGAAAACGACCCCGCGCTTAAACTGGTAACCAAGCTTGAAAAGAAAATCGGTTACAATCTTCGACAAGCTCGCACAGCGGCACCAGAACCAACCGCTGCCGGATCTGGCGAAGAAACCTCCGAAGACTGACTCCGCGGCAAATAGGGACCAAGGCGACGCCAACGAGAAGATTGCATCCGGAATCTTGGGTCTTAAACAGACTCGGGGTTCCGGTTGCGGTCTCTTGGAGAAGGGCGACCTTGGTTCTGGATCTCGCTTTCACGTCGAGGCAAAATCCTGCCGCGGCGATAAAATGCGGATAGATTCGGATTGGTATTTAAAAGCAACCGCTCAAGCACATCAACGCCGTAAAAAGGTGGTGCTTTTGCAGGTCGCGTTCATGCATCGTCTAGATCCGGCTATCCAGCACCTGCGGTGGGTTGGCATGGCTGAGGACGATTTCTTAAAACTGGGCCTACCAGCCCCAGCATGTCAAACAGCAAAAAAGACGTTTGAGCTTAAACAATCAAACGACGTCGGAGATTGCTTCTCTGTGCTGTTTGCTGCCGCAAATATCAAATTGTTTTTCGTTCCAGAAGTTTTCTTAACCCCAACAAAAATAGGAAATCTGCATGATCTCTGAATTCATGGCAAATGATTCAAACGAGTCTACGACGATTGGTTTAATAAGCCAAGCGGCGCGAGATCTCAATTGGATGATTCGTCTCGTTGTGTCGTCGCCAACGAGTGACAACCCGACTACGCAACAGGTGACGATTTCGTTTCTGACCCCGTCCGGCGACATCTCTGTAATAACTAAACCTAAAGCTGAGTGGGTTGCGCTCTCAAGGTCTAGCGATCTAGCCGCAAAGTTGCGGGAGCTGCTCAATGCATCTGTTTGATACGCTGGGAGAGTTTATACGCGCTCTCTCAGGCCGAAATGCTGACGACGTAATCGACTTTAACAGAGTTATAGATAATGTCGTAGCTAGTAGGCCAATTCGTAGAAGAACTGATAAATTTTGGCCGTCCTCGATAAACTCATCCTATGACTGCGAGCGGAAGCAGGCGCTTAGCCGCATAGAGCGGATATTCACTGACAAGCTTCCTGAACTTCCTAGTCGCGTAAGAGTCGCCGATACCGGCGTCCTTATTCATCGACTAGTTCAGGATAATTATCTAGCGTTGTCGGGACTCCTGTACGGTGATTGGCGCTGCCCTAACTGTCGACAAGTAGGTCATCGATTTAAGACATATCCATCATCTTATTGCTCAAATTCAATAACACTTGAACTGACCGAGACTCCGACTAACCCGGAAAAGAAGATCATTATTAAGTGTGCTGAATATCAAGAAGATGCTGATAGGTCGGGACGGCCGCGCTGGTTATATGAGGAGTTACGCGTCGGCCACGATGAGCTGAATATCTCCGGTCGCGTTGACGGCGTGATTATTGACAAAGACTCTGATAATCACGACTGGTACACGATCGAGATTAAAAGCACCTCGCCCGATGTGTTCAACGAGCTGACACCAACAAAGATAAACCTTAAGAAGTTCCCCGCCCTTAAAGGTACGGAACTTGATGGGGCTACGGTTTTGATGCGCTCGCGTAATGCGTTGCCGCGTGCAAATCACGTGAGTCAGGGGAGCATCTACTCGCAACTGCTGCTTAAGGCGGCATGGGAGCAGAAGGTTCCGTTGAATCCGCGTAATCACGCTGGTACGTTCTTCCTCTACGTTAATCGCGATACCTTGGACGTTAAAGCGTTCTTGCGCGAGGCGTCGGAGGCGGATTACAACGCGGCGGTAGATTCCATCACGCGTATCATGTCCGTAGTTAATGCTGCTGATTCTGACACAAGCACTGAACCTGAAAAGGTTAAGGCACGGTTGAAGAATAATCGAAGCATGGTGTTGGCGGCATTACCTCCGGGATGCTCGTCGAGAACGGACTTCAAAGCGCTGGTTTGTCCGTGGCAGACCGTATGTTTCCCGTATAAAGACGAGAAGAAAAACGTGGTGGACTATATTGTATGAAGCAGAGGCAGTGGGTTGTGTTTCTAAACAACCAAAAACATTGGAGCGTTTTGCCGGGATGTACGCTTCGCTTAGTCGAGCTGGAAACCGTGGCAAGACAGCTTCCGGACGGTACGCGCGATAAGACCGATAATTACTTCGTAATTAACGAAACGCTGCATATCGTAAGTTTGGAAAAATTGTTAGGTCTTACATCTATTATTGAGGAACCTCGTAAACCGAGACCTAGAAGAAGGAAGAAGAAATGACGAAGAAGGATTTAGTACCTCTCGCAAATTCTCCGATGGCCGTTCGCGAAACGGAGCTGTCGAAGGCTGCGTTGCGGAAAATTGGTAAGGAGCTGATCGAGGCTGACGTCAAAGATCCGTTCACCCTTACCGACGATCTCCACGACTTAGCTGAACGCGCTCGTGAGCTGAACGACGGTCGCGAGACCAACGAGGTCGAGCTGTCGGCAATTCTGCACAAGCTGGCTGAGCAGCGTGCATACCTGCAGCACAGCTATTCGAATCTCAGCGAGTACGCCGAGGGCGAGCTCTCCATTTCCGGGCCAAAGGCTCGCGCGATGGTCAGCAACTGGCAGCAGTTCCTGGAACTCGGTCTCAAGCCGGGTATCCTTGCCGGTGCTCAGGGCGTCATGTTCGGTAAGTTCAAGTTGCTCAGCCGGGCTATTTCGGACGGCGCGATCGACAAAAAGAATATTGCCGAGTGGTTACCGCTGCTCCGTAAGGGCGGCGAGGGCGCGGCGACACGTTCCATCATCGAGACTCGGCTCCGCGAGCTCAGGGTTAATCCGGAAAACCCTGAGAAGGCGGCCGCTGATAAGCGATTCTCGTTCAAACTGGGCGGCGATGAGGCGCCCGGATTTGTCGAGACTCTCGAGGTCTTCAAGGAGTCCTGCAAGGTAGAGTCCGATGGTGCGGCAATTTTCAGAGCACTCACTCTGGCTGCTGCCGCCACCATCGAAGACGCCACCAAGCAGACGACCGTTATGGGCCTCACCGGCTTAATAAATATGATGGCTCGCCTTGCGCCCGTAGTTCCGATTATGTATTCTACGGCGAACGATGCTACCTACGAAAAACTCGGGGTTCACGTCGTCAACAAGGTCTACGGATCTTTCCGCACGGATAAGAATCTCGGGAGCTTCTGCTTAGCGGCTAATCGGGCCGCAGCGGCTGAAACTCTCGGCATCCCGGTAGATAGCGTCCGCGAATTCGACCTGATACTCTCCCCGGAACTAATGCCGGAGGTGCAGTTTGAGGGTGGTTTAATTCGTGACGTAGTTGTACAGGATGCGGCCGCGGAGACATCCGACGACGATTCCGATTCTGAACCTGTAGTTCAGGAGACTGTCGTGGCGAATATCACTGAAAATGACGTTAATAAGCAAGTAACTTACAATCTCAAGGACAAGGAGGGCAACATCACGCAGGGAACGGGCATCATCTCGGAAGTTGAGATGAGTGCTCAGATCGTGCGTGTGAAAGCCGGTCGCGGTCGTCCGCGGTCAGTACCGTTCGCTGCCGTACTTACGGTTGGTGACGATGCGCCAGCGCCTAAGTCTGACGACGCGCCTAAAAAGCGCGGTCGTAAGCCCAAATCCGATACCTCCGTGGATATCAACGTAGATGTCACGGAGGCTATCAAGGACTTGGAAAAGAATCGCGAAGAGGTCCAACGGGTCGGCGCTGAACTTGTCGAACAGGGCAAGAATGAGCTGGCCGGTAAGATCAAACCGCACTACGACGAAGCGTTATCGCACGCGTCTTCTGCTGGATGGGAGGGCGCTGAGCAGAAAGCATTAGCCATGCACAGCACCGCCATGTTCTGCAAGAAGCTTGTGAAATCGTAAAGTTACGACTAGTTGCGTCAACCATGATGTATAAATCGTAAAGCTATGCCTATCTGCGTCTACCTCGACGCGTCAATAGGTAAGGTAACTGCCGGAGCCGGGATCAGAATTGATCTCGGCTCCGACACTTTAAAGCCTATTGACTTGTCCCTTCCCCTTGGTAAGATCGACTCACCGAACGAAGCGGAGGTTATCGTAATACATCGGGCAGCCGATATATTTGTTAATCTCTTACACCTTATTAACTCGAACACACGGCTTGAGGATGAGTACATCATTCTTAAAACCGATTCCGCTGCGGCCGTCAGGGCAATCGAGTTATGTGAGCGAATCAAGGAACCAAATCTGCGTACTTTGGCAAAACGAGCCAGAAAAGCGTGGGATGATGTTCGTATTGATCGACCGAAGGGCCCCGGCTATATTGCTGGCTGGTCTATTCAGAAGATCGCGCGACATAAAAATCCCGCGCACAGGCTGGCCGCAGCCGCTGTAACGCAATTGGAAGGGTTATATAAATGGATACCAAGCGCGACGAATTCTGGAACTTCCTCATCAAAGGCTTCGAAGTCAGCTCGACGTCAGCCTCAGTAACAGGTTGGTTCATATATTGTCGCCGCGAGGTCATCACTGATGTAAGCACCGGTGGGGTCCCGACCCAGGTACTCTCTTTCGAGTACCTGACGTCGGAGGCCCAGCCGGTCACATTAGACTTAAAATCTTTTTTAAACCCCAATACTAAAATTGGCGAGATAACATCTGAAGGTATTGTGGAAGCTCTGGAGTACGTATTCGGTCGTCCCTTCAAAAAGGTTCCAAAAGCGCCGCTTAACGTACCGCTTCACAAGATACCACCGTCCCGCCGCAAGAAACTCGAAGAGGGGCTTCGAAAGAAAGAAGGAACCACTGGCCGAACGCCGCCTGAGGACATGGATATAGGGATGTGATCTGCCCGATTTGAGAACATAATATGCCACATGTAATGGGAATAGATTCTGGAACTCGCCGCGCCGGTATCGCCATAATCGATACCTCTGATAAAAATCGTGAATTGATCTACATCAAGCATATCCGGCTAGATGTTGTTCCCTACAGCCGAATGGAGATGCCGGAGCGAACTCACCAGCTATTCGAGATAGTTCGAGATTTAATTAAGCTTCACAAGCCTCATATAGTCTGCATAGAGAAGATCCGGGTCAATATGGGAGGCCGGAACATGGATGCCATGTTGGCGGCTGTGAGAGCCCAGGAGGCGGCTTCCATAGCGGCACATGAGTGTGGAATCAAACCGGTCGAGGTAATGGCCGTACAAGCCCGCTCAAAGCTGGCAATAAAGGGTAAAAAGCGGGATATCGTTAAGCAGGAAGTTCGGGAAATGGTGAATAAACTATTTAAGGCCGACTTAGCTAAGTTAGGGCACCCGGACGGATTGGCCGATTCGGAGGACGACGTTTCAGACGCCGTAGCCCTGGCGATGGTCGGGCATTTATTTTAGTCTGGAAAACCATGAACGAGTTCGTTAAGTACGGAAATGTTCAGTGCTTGTGTGGCAGCCACAATACTTCGGTGATTCGCGATAAACAGATGCCTGATGGTTCATGGCAACAACTGATAAAATGCGAAAAATGCAAGTTGCAAAAGTGGGTTCCGGTCGAGTGGTGGCCGGGTCAAAATCAAAACGGGTAGACAACCCGCACTGCGGACACATGATCGAGGTGTGGGTGGACAACGACACCCACAAACTATGGCGCGATGTACTTAAGAAGAGCGGTCGCTGTAATATTGATTTGTTGAAAATGGCGGTTGAGCATCGGACTTGGTTTGGCTATCTTTACCGCGAGCGACCGGTCAAGAAAGATCGCAAGATCGCTCTTAGACCTACTTTGCGATATCGAGATACCTTGACACAGCTCGCGTGGGATCATAAACTCAGCCGCAATCAGTGGCTGGCTAATACCGTAACCCAGTTTCTAACTATCGCCGACATCGAGAAACTTATTCAGGTTTTGCGAAATGCCGACGATATCACGGACAAAATATTAAATGACGACGCCTAATAAGCTGAGCAGCATCACCGAAGCGGCTACTAAGGCCCTAACAGCCGCGGCAGATAAAACAGCCGCGGGCATGGCTATAAAATTCGAGGATATCGCCGTAACCGGTTTGCGATATGACCCTAACCTCGTGATATCGTGCGCAATCGATCATTTCCCCGAAACATCTAAGTTGATATTTCACGTCAAAAATATATCGGCAAACAACATGGCCATCCTCGGAAAAGCCATGTACGACTACTGCATTAAGGTACTGCACAGCCTCCCTACAAATGTGCGCGTAGAGGCTTCGGAGAGTCCGCTGTATCGAAATCAGTGGGACTTTATCGCGTGGGGAATTCCTACTATTCGAGTTAATGAGTTGAAGTCGCTCGCCATAAAAACTATGAGAGAGGCTCTCCAGCAGGCGAACACGTGAGCGACGAGTTAAAATCCTATTTCGATTCTTCCGATCTTGCGCAGCCTCTCTTAACCGCCGAGGAGGAGCGCAACTTATTATGCATGATTCATTTGGAGTGTGATGGGAACAAGCACGTTCACAATCACGCGTGTCCGGCTCGAGACGAGTTCATAAAAAGAAATATGAAGCTCGTGCTGGCGGGGGTTCGCCGATTCGTATTTGAGGGCGACCCACGTATGATGGATTTGGTTTCTGTGGGTACGCTGGGACTTATAAAGGGCATCGATAAGTTCAATATAAAAGCCGGCCTGAACGGTAAGTATTTCCGCTTCTCCACCTACGGCATGTGGTGGATTCAGTCCATGATTCGCGAAGAGCTCTCTAACTACGACTCCAAGATTATCAGGCACAAGTCATATCACGATCAATTCAAGAAGACTCGCGAACTTTTAATTGATCAATACTCCGACATCAATATTGACGATAACGCGGTTTACGATTATCTGCGAGCGGAGTGTAATTGGAGCGACGCTAAAATAAACAAACTTAAATCCGATCAGGATAAGCGCGTTGTTCCTATAGATTCGGTTCCAGAAGGGTACGACAACGAAATAGAGCCATCTTCCAAAATCCTACAAGAGGAATCGGTCGTCAATCTTAATCGCGCGTTGGATAAGTTATCGTTCGATGATGTGTACTTGTTGATGTCGCACTACGTCGCAGGCGAGACGTACGATGAGATAGCTAAGACGTTTAATCTCAGTCGCGAGCGAATTCGGCAACGAGAGAATCACGCACTGCGCCGACTTTGGTTGTTGCTTTCTGAGTGATGATAGTGGCGGGATTAGTAGCCTAAATCGTCCGTATCCAGCTTGCTGATATCCGGGAGCGAAGACTTGACGAGCTGACCGAAGTATTGTTGACCGGCCATGAAGGCGTAATTAACCGCGTGGAAGCAGTCATCCGGATCAACGTGATCGTACTTCGATGTCCCATAACGATCGTTGTATTCTAGATAGATTGTCGTGAAATCGTTGGTGAAGTGTTGAAAATCTTCGAATGAGAAGAACCGAAGGATCCGTCGTTTGATCGCATCGATGCAATCGATCATAGATTGATTTCGATCAATCAGATATTTCATGGACACCGGATCAAATCGACACTTATCTCGTTGCCGCACGTACATTGCCTGCATAAGCACGCGTTTACCCTGAGTCCAGCTCCAACCAAAATCGGCGACCATTCGAGCATTTTGGTATGCGCCGAATCCCCAGTCCGCCATCATCATCCGCACACCAGCGCGTTCACAAATTTCGCTTATCAGCTGCGGCTGATTTACAAGCTCGGACTCTTTGCCGACAAATCTCTTTATATATCGAATTACAAACGTCGGCGTACTCGGTATGAAGTGTCCTATGGATAACACGGTGTAAGAAGGGTGATCTCCTTCGCCAGTTCCGTGATCCAAGCCCGCAAATATTGGAACACCATTGTTCGCTAATATCCGGATCTGTTCCGGAGTCATCATCCGATCGCCGTCTTCACAGGCAGCGCGTAAATCGTTCTCGTTGAGAACAACTTCGCCCTCGTCGTAGGACAAACCTAAACACTCGTTATAGAATTTGAGCCTGGAGATATTGGGATCATTTTTCTTCTCTAAGATATCCGCGTGCGTTTTAAACGGCACCACCATTTGAGGCAGGCGGAATCCCCAGCACTTATCTAAAGCCGCACGATTCTGCGGGACCCACATACCGTGCTGCTGGGGGAATATCGGTTTCGCGCAGCGCGTGCAGATATAAGAAGTCGGGCCTATCATGGTCTCATCTGGGAAGTTCCAGTGATTACACGCGTGGCATTTAGTCATCCACTCGAATTGGCACGATAGCTTATATCTACGAGTGATCGGATTATTGTTTGTCTTAGGAGTTCCGGCGTAGCTGCGAACACGAAGGCCGGTTTCCCAACCGTAGTGAGATTGGCACTCTTCCAATACCGGGATGTTGTCGCTGAGAATGTCCTGAATCTCGTCGATCATCAGGTGATGCGCCGAAATACCGCGGCAGCCGTCGGCCGTCATGTAGCACGATCTGAAGTTAAAGAAGCTGCGATTTGTGAACTCTTTAGCTCCGACTTGCCACAGCGTCTTCGACGGGCGAACGAGCGATTCCGTAAGAGCAGGACTGTCCTCCGCCATCGGACGGAAGCGCTGGCTCGAGAACACTGTTACCTGATCAAATCGCGGAGCGACGTAGAGACTCTTATACGCCGGAAACATCGCGCCTAGCGTGATCGCCTTACCAGATTGAGTCGTAGACTTCTCTACCTGACGACCTGTGTGCCAGATCTGATTGCGGCATCCGATCGGATAATCTGCGCAGAAATCATACAATGGTTTAAGGTACGACCGATCGTAAGTTGCTGCGCCTTCTTTGGATATAAATTTGAATGGTTTGGAATCGACGTAGATAAACTTCTCTATGAGCGAGAGCATGCTCTGCGTGTACGCGGCGCCGGCTCCGCGAGGGTCGTTTAGAGCCTTGTCTGCGGCGAGTCGAAGTTCGCGCTCTTCTTCCTCAGTACGCTCTGGATTTATAACGGTCTCCGGATTGCCTACAAATTCGCCGTACTTAAATTGATCGGAAAATCGATCCGATGTCAAATTTGAGTAATGGGCTAAGCAACGATCTATCTCACCGAACCCATTTCGGGCAGCGGCTGTATTACACAGATTGTTGGTTCTTATAAGCGGAACGCGCTCACCCAACATCGGATTCAGAATCTTTCGGGTTCAATTCCGCCGGTAATTGGAACAACTCTTCAAACCGATACGGCTCTGGCGTAATCGTCTTAAGGTGTTCGGGCATCTTCTTATTAGCGGCGTCGGGACGAACCTTGCCGATATGATCGTCAAGTTTGAGAGCCGTCGTGAGAAGGCGCGCACCTTCGATACGAGCAGTAGGATCGGCCGATGCCATAAGCTCCCGTATCTTAGCACGACACTGCCGATTGATGTGAACAAGTTCCGTAAGAGTATCCTGCGCAAGCTGCGCCTCGACCAACCACGCTTCGGTCGTAAGAGTCAAGGCTTTTCTGTAGGCTGTTCGGTACTTAGGCGGCAACCCGACGCAGTATTTTGATAAATCCGTATCACGCATAAATTCGTTATCGTGGAATATATGCGAATACAGAAGCAGGCCCTCCGGCGTAATTACTTGAGACCCTACGGCCTGATTGATCACCGCGGCTTTGGTCTCCGCAGACGAGGAATGCGTCCAGCTGACTTGATGAACAAGATGGAGCAGATTGTCGTCGTGAAAGTAAAACTGCTCCAACACGTCCGGAGATTGATATACCGATGACACGCCCATAACTGCGAGGGCTGCGGCGTAGGCAGCTGATTCATCCTCCGTCTTCGGGGCGCGCCGCTCCTTAAATAGCTCGTACAGCTCTTCCGGTACTGCTGCCAGGAGCTGGTCGTAAATACCGCTGAGCTCGTCTAATTCGATAGAACGATTTACAATCTTTCGATCATTAAGACTGGCTATGGTCTCTTCTAAAGTTCCGGTGATGCTGGAGATTTGAATAAATCGCAGCATGGGAGGTCGAAACTCTGTAAACGAAAATGGGCACAGACCGCCTAATCGAAGTCCAAAATCAGATTCTTTGTTAATTTCGTACAGAACCTTCCCGTGTTCAGTAACAGCAGGAAGCGTTACCAATCCCAGAGAGTCAATCAGACGCCGAAGCGTCTGATCGGACACACCGTATTCGCGTAAGATCGCAGTTCGCGTTAAGAACCGCGACTCACACTTCGGATTGAGATTGGACTTCGACGGCATTTTGAAGTTCGCGCAGATCCTGGGCGACAGATTCTAGAGCAAACATCGACGTGCGCAGCGGCCTGGAATCGAGATCGAGCCCAAGTCGAGACGCCAGCAGAAGTTTGGCAACAGCCTCTTTCGCATCCTCGATCAATGTAACCTTATCCGCGAATTTGTAAAGATTCTCTGGGTTAAGGAAGTTGAGACCCAGGATGGCATCTACTGTTTGCTTAGCGTCGTCATCCGTAACTGCGGCGATTTTAATAGCGCCCCAAGGAAGGGCCTTGAACGAAAATTCGCTGCATGGGCGCACGTACGTGGCTTCCTTGATAAAGTTCACGCCGTGAGCGCCGGCTAATTTGCCCATCTGCTCGTAAACATTTTCAAACTCGGTGTCTACCGGATTAACACAAACATAAACGGTGTCACCGTGGCTCATGTTGTTAAGCAGCGCGACGACATCTCTAGTCTCGAATCGCTCATTAAGCGCGGTGGCGGTCTTCTCAATATCGTCACCATCCGAGGCAAAGCCATCCAAACCACGAACTGTATATCGGCCTCCGAAATTGGAGACGCTGAAATACGCCGAGGAGTGAGGTTCTGTGAGCGCGGCTTCTTTAACGGTCATTACGTCCGTCTTGGTCTTGATGTCGCCCCACGTCCAATCAGCCGGAATCGAGAGAACGCCGCCGCCGAATACCGGGGCTTTGATCTCGGCAGTCTTCTGCATGCGGAAGCGCTGGCCGTAGCTGTCGTGGCAAACCCACTCGTCCTGGCCGACAACGTGATCAATAAAGATCGGATCGGTGCAGATCCCGGCCTGCTTAGTCATCTTGAAGAAGACCCCGGCGGTTTTGGAAAGCGGCGTACCGATATCAATCGTGCCGGACACGGTCGTTTTGCGGCCGGCGACTTCTTGGCCGGGTTCTAAATACGCGTAGTGAGCCTCTTTGGTCAGACCAAGAGCAAATCCCCGGCCTTCCCTCATAGATCCATCCAGGCCCATTACCGAATCGAAAATAAGAGCCGGAACTCTCCCGTTTGTGGAGGAAATCTCGAACAGACCGTGAGAAGCAACCTTATCAAACGAGGCGTGAGTACGTAGGGAGAGCCCGGCCTTCTTCTTCATCTTGGCCTTCTTCTCAGGTTTATCTTGATAGTCGGAGGAGCAATACATCTCCGCTACTTTGAAGAAGGTTTCGTTAGTGCTCAATTCGTGCTTCAGAAGATCCTCGCCACCCAAGGCGGCGTAAAGCGCCGAGCCAAAAACGGTCGGGGTCGTAACATCGGCGAACGACGACGCGTAGGTGTACTTGCCGTCGAAGGGCGGTTGTACGCGACCATAAAGCGAGACGTCCGACATCTCACCTTGGCCCGGAGCCTCTGGCGTTCCGAGAGATGTGTCCTGGAGAACGGATTCGAGCGATGCCCTGGTAAGCGGGTACAGCTTGCCTTGATAATAAAACAGATCAAGCGGCGCCAACTTGAATTTGTCGATGATAATCGGGATTAAGATCTTACTGTCGAGTTGAAGTGACCCGATCGCCGTACCCGTCTCCGGGTCGGTCTTAGTCATGAAAATGTTTATGTTGTGTTCTTGGATGAACGGGTGCTCCTTATGGAGCGCCTGAGAGATCTCCTGCTCCCAGTTATTGGCGTCACGGCCAAGGGTAATAGCGGCGATCTTCTCCATCGGCTGATAGGCCGGCTTGGAGACAAACAAGGGCGACGGATCAAAATGCGTGTCCATTTTCATGAGTAACCTCGACGTAGTTAACCTAGATATAGTTTAATTAGTCAAACATCCGTCAAAGGTGTACGCCTAAAATATCAGGCACCTCGATATACTTAAAAAGCTTCCCTAATTTTTCATACGTTCTACCGTCATTCAGGTATCCTGTAGACCCGGTCTCACAGATCCAACCGCAGTTGCGCATAGCCTCAATCCGTACCATAACCTGAAGGGTGTCGATGTTTTGAATCCGGGGTGGTATACCCGTAATAATCGCCGGCGGTCGGCCTAGGTGATCCGGCAACGGACCATCGTGAATAATCTGGCAGATAGAGAACCCGCACTCCGGGTGCGCCTCAAGAGCCATTACCTGATCCCGCACATAGTGGGGGAAGATAATGTTATCGTCGTCTACGTGGGCGACGTACGCCCCCTCAACGACGGGAATGTCGTTCAGTACGTACTGCCGAACACCCGCGCCCCAGCTGTTCGTGTGTGCGTCGGTCCAGCAATATTTGAGAATCCGGTTATCCGAACCGGTCTGTTTCTTGATGTCCTGGAGGGCGGCTAGCGAATCTTCCCGATCACCATCCGAGCAGATAATGTGATGAATATTTCCCTCGTAGACCTGAGACCGGACGCAAGCTATGCACCTCTCGATCGTCTTGAGATCGCGGCGATAAGTGGGGGTTATGATGTAAACGTCCGGTAAGATCATACGTAGTCGAGTGGGCCAGCGACGCGCGCGTCGTAGCTCTTCCGGAATATGGAGTCGTAGTTACCTGTATTATTACTTAAATTGTCGTAGCCCGCAAATAACTGGGGCCTTATTCCGTAGCAGGGATAATTAGGTTGAATATCCTCCACGAAGAAGCGATCGATTTCTTTTGAAAAATCGAAGGACTCGAGCGTCTTCTGCATCGCAGTCTCCGATATCCCGTAAGCCATGCACGACCACATATTCTTAGCCCGAACAATATTCGGTGTGATTATGTTTGGTGTGATGACGTTGTAGTCCCACATACTCAGATCATCGGATAGCGGAATCCACGCTAAGTAGAGTAAATTCCAATTTTCGGGGATTTCAGGGCAGATATCATCAAATCTCTTATTTAGATCTCGATGAAATAGAAGATCGTCCTCTAATACTAGAATCTGTTTTCGGCCGCGGCTTAAGGCGTCTTTATATATGGACAAATGTGCCAAAGCGCAGCCCATATAGTTAGGGCTAGATATCCGAGTTTCCGTGTTTTTAGAAAACACCTTATGCACATTAGCTAATAGGGAACCGTAGATTCCTGGGTAGTAGCCGAAGGAAAGGTCAAAAGCCGCCGCCTTCTTATTCATAAAAGCTCGGCGCTCTACCGAGTGTGGAAGCGATAAGCAGTAAACCTGATCAAAATAATCATTTAATCGCATGTTGCTTCTCCTGTATTCTCAAATTCAGCTCGTATCCGTATTGTTTGCGTATTTCCCCGAAGCACGGCCACAATAATTCGGTATTTCTTGTCCATGTGTTTGTGCCCATCCGCTGAACATAAAGTAGTTCAGGTATGAGCTTTATCTCATGTCTCAAGAACATCCTAATCATGACATCATAGTCATCGGCCCAGACCAAATCACGATAACCGCCGATATCCGAAAGCGCGCGGGCACGGAAAGCGCGTACGTGATTAGGGCAGACGTTCATAGCGTCGATAACGTTCCATACGTTAAACCCGTCGGTATACGTTCCGTTTACGTCCCAACTAAGGGCCTCGTCGACGAACATGTCGCGCCATTCGGTTTTTCGATAACGCCAATACGGCGCACCGTACACGTTACACAACCCAGTTTCCGGATAGTATTCTGCGGAATTACTGTAGACCATGCCGATCTTTGGATCTAAGGCAAAGGTCTGGACCACTCGCTCCAAGCAGTTAGGCGTCAACCAATCGTCGTGATCGAGTTCAACTAAAAAATTACCGGTGCACAAACCCGTCGCGGCCTTCTTCAGATAACCGATTCGATTTATAGGCGGGAACTCGAAGATTTTAATGCGCGGATCAGCGGCTCGAAACTCTTTTAATATCTTTACGGTGTTGTCGGTCGATCCATCATCGACGATCACCCACTCGAAGTTTGAATAAGTTTGGTCGCGTACGGCTTCCCAGGTTTCTGCGATAAACTTCGCCGAGTTGTGCGTGGGCGTGAAGATGGAAACTTTTGGAATTCCGTCTTGTCGAGGATCGGTATAGCTCCAATAGATTTGCTTTACTGACTCGATGATATCGCGCACCGAAGGAACAGCCTGAGGATTAATCCAGCGCCGCCTCACCCAATAAGGAAGCGCCGCCAACTTATCGTACTCGCAGTTGGCGACGCTTATTATGGCATCAGGAATTCGATTGTCGGCGAAGGGCTCTAATTGAGACACGATCGTCAGCTTCACACTTCCGAGAATTTCAACGGCGGCCTCTCGTGCTTGAACGGCCGCCGCCAGCTGATCGCCAGGAACTACAAGAAGCACTTTATACACGGTAAGCCCTCGCAGAGAGTTCTTACCATGTCGATCAGGTTATTTCAAGATACGACGCCGTGCAATCTAATCTATCTGCCGCCGATGCCTTCACCTTAAGGACGTCTGACGCCTGAAGCACCAACGACTCGGTCACAACCTGAAGAGTCGTGGATACCGGCACCGTGGCGCCCTTGATGATGTAGTAGTCTACCGAGCTGCGTGTGTAGTACACGTCGATCGTGGCCGTTGCTGAGACGTGTATGTTTGCTACGTACACGCTTTTAACAACCGCGGTCGTGGACACGGGGACCGAGTAAAGATTCGTCGCCGTGGTCGAGCTTAGCTTGACGCCTGAACTTTTAAATGTGTTAGCCATTAGTTACTCGGAAATTGATATCCAGGCGGCACGGTTCCAAGTTCCCATCCTTGCCGATCTTCGTACGGCACGTAGGGAAATCCAAAGAAGGTGCACGCCTCCTCCTCGGAATCGAACCAGTACCACCCGTCGATGGGCAGCGTATACGAATCCTTCTCGTCGCGGTAGAGCTCGAAATCTTTGTGCTTCACGAAGTTCGGGCCGTGCGCGATGTACGTTTCGTACGACTTAAAGAAGCCGTCCGGTTTGTAGGAGTTAAAATCTGTATCAGCCACTTACCGTCCATCCTTTTGCAGTTGCAATAGAGGGAGTATCCGTCGCGGTCCCCCAATTGCCCGTAACCGTGATGGTTTGAGATCCCACCGCAGTTCCTAAATTTGTGTAAATAGTGTCAAGTTCGGCGGCAGCTAATTTGCAGTTTTGATAAGAATGCCCGTATCGCATTCCTGTCGTATAACCTGATCGAACATTGTTGTTTGTGCAAAAAGATGTGGCACCAGAGGTGATCGTGCTTAAATCTAAAATAGGCATCTGAGTTAAGCTTGTATTACCAAAAAACATCTGACCGGCAGTTGTGGCCGCGCCAAGTGTGATGCCGTCAATAAGAGTGATGGTTTGATCGTTATAAAAAACATTCGAAAGGTCTGTTGCTTTAGTGGCTATTATTTTTGGGATAAGCGAGAGTGACGTGCAGTTGCCGTACACACTAGCGAGTGATGTTGTTAAAACAAAGCTGTATTGAGGAATTGTTTTAAGAGAAACGCAGCTATCGAACATACTACTTACATTTGTCGCTCTTGACGTATCGAACCAGGGCGGATCCGACAGACTTTGACACTGAGAAAACGCGGAACCGAACTCGCTGCATCTGGTGGTGTTTAATATAGAGACGGACTTCAAAGAGTAGCACGAAGAAAATATGCTGTTGATCGACGTCGCGCTGGTCGCATCAATCGGCGGGACCTCTTCGAGCGAGTAACAGCCGCTAAATAATCCAAAGAGTGACGTCGCTTTTGACGTATTTATATACGCTACTTTTTTTAGATTATAGCAAGCCGAAAACATACCGCTCATATTAGTCGCGGCAGAAGTATTTAAATAACCAACTGATTTTAACCGAGGACAAACTGAAAACATGCTAGTCGTATTTGTGCAGCTTCTGAGATCTAGGTCTGGAACTTCTAAAATAGAGTAGCAATTAGAAAAGGCACTATTTGCCGACGTGACATTTATAGTGTCCATCGGGGGCAACCTTTGAAGCTTGTAGTTATTAGTGAACGCACTGGTTATGTTTGTCGCTGACGACGTTATTATTACCGGCGCTACCTCCAGAGATTTACAGTTATTAAACGCTGAAGCAAAGGTGGTTATCGTTGTTGACGTTATCGGTGGAACCCTTCTCAGGGCGCCGCAGCCGGAAAATGTATTAGATAACGTAGTTATCCCGGAAGTTGTAAAATTAGGGATTGTTCTTAGCGAAGAACAATTTAAAAATGCCTCTGTGAGATTTGTAGGAGTTCCTGGAGGAAGCGATACAATTTTTCTTAGATTATAGCAATATTCAAATAGATAAGTCCAACTGACAAATCCTGTATTTGTCCCTACAAACTCAAATCTTTCAAGCATGCCGGATCTGACCGCAGTGTTGGTTCCCCCGATCGTCAACGCAGTTAAATTCTGACCAGCAACTTTTATGTCTAACCAGCCAGAAATATAATCAGCTAATCCAGCTTGGTTATGTTTTACATTAAGACTAATAGAAGTAAGATTTGAGCCAGCTTGCGGCGTTATGGTAATTATTACAACCTTATAACCTCTAAATGCGCTTTGTCCCGATATAGCAGCATATTCTGTGGTCGTATATTGCTTATAGGCTACCGTATTTGACGTGGCATTACTAGATGTTCCGTCGCCCCAGTCCACTGTGTACGCGCCTTGACATTGAACAGCCACGAAGTTTGAATTATTGTTAAATACTGCGTAAGCTCCTACAAACTTCTGATCTCCGTTAGAAACAGAGGGAAGGGCAGGCCAACCGCCTATCGTTATTGTCGGCGGCTCCATGTATAAATTAGTACAGTTACTTATCGATATGGCTGTTACTTGTCCGCCAGAAATAGTCGCAGTCGCGGTCGCAGCTTCGTTCATTCCCGGTATAGTTACCGTAGGCGCGGACGTGTATCCGGAGCCGTTTGCTGTAATAGTAACAGTATCTAGTTCAGCTTGAATATACGCCGTGGCCGCGGCGTTAGCTCCGTTACCTCCGCTAAATGCGACGTTAGGTGCCGATGTGTAGCCAGATCCGTTTCGAATCTTCGTAATAACCTGAGCTGGTTTTGTGTTTCCCGATGTTGATATTGTTATTGTCGGGTGACCGGTATATCGAGTTCCTGTCGTGCCAAACGTAATGCCGGTAAGGACGCCGCCAGTAATTGTGGTGCTTGTTACGGTTGCCGTGGTTCCGCCAGCAGCAGGAGCAGAAAATGTTATCGTCGGAGCCGAGGTGTAGCCTTCGCCTCCGTACAAGATTTCAACGTCGTAAATTTGGTAGTAGTTGTTTACCGCGGTTATGTTTTGGTTTGTCTGTGATCTTGTTACGTAACCCTCGGCACCTGAGCCGCCACCGCCGCTGAACGACACAGTAGGATCAGATGTGTAGCCAGTTCCTAAGTTAGTCATTACGACAGACGATACTGATCCGTTCTTTAAAGAGACGGTAGCAGTTGCGCCAGATCCCCCGCCGTTTGTAGGTGCTACGTAGGGGTCGTCGTACTCAAAGCTGTCGATCGGCGCCACATCCCCAGAACTCACGCAGAATGCGTGATCTCTAGAATTAAATATAGCGTCAGCCGACTCTCCCTTGCTTCTCGGATCAACACCACCAATATATCCGTTATTGCCACGACTTGGCATATCAGACTCCTAGGAACCAGGCTATGGCGGTTTCGTCGGACCCGGCACCTCCGGTGGGTGTGGCCCAGAATATCGGAGGGTCGTTGTTGGCGTCGTAGGTTAGTACATCGCCATCCGTCGCGTTGTCGGTTTGTATTTTTGTAACGTTGCCACCACCATCGCCTATAAGCAAAGTACCTAATGCGGTGTACTCTGAAAATCCGACATAGGCTATCTCTGCGGTAGTGGTGGTGCCGGTCCCTAAAAATAACTTAAGATCGGCGGTGTTTGCGAAGATCTCGCCCACAAGAACGCCGCTCGTCGGAAGCGCTGTGTTGGATACCGTCGATCTACGAAGGACAATTCTGTTAGCCATATGATGCCTATTCTAGCTCAGTAGGTTCCGCCGTCAATTGTCACGTTGTCCACGTAATACTTCGTCGCCGCATCCTGGTTTGCCGTAGGATCTAAAACGTTGATCACCTTTTGCGAGTCCGAGTTAAACCCCTTCGCCTTCATTACGCCGTCGTCCGTAACAGATACTACGGTGGTATTTGCGGCGTTCCTTAGTTCTAATATGAAGTCGCCGGACGAAGCGTTTCTAATCGTAAGTCCGGTGACGCCGGAAGTGGATCCGCGAATAATATTTCGGCTAGATGTAGTGGGCGTTATGGCCGCGTAGATCGTGTGGTCGTCGTCACCTAAGCCGGTAAGCGCGCCGTGATCTGTTGTACCCGGAGCTCCCTGAGGTCCAATCGCTCCTTGAACACCGGTGAAGCCTTGCGGACCGATTGCACCCTGAACGCCTGTAAATCCTTGGGGTCCAATGGCGCCCTGCACACCGGTGAATCCCTGAACACCAGTAAAGCCTTGGGGTCCTATCGCGCCTTGTACGCCTGTAAAGCCCTGTACGCCTGTAAATCCTTGGGGTCCCGTTGAGCCTTGAACGCCCGTGAACCCCTGAACTCCGGTGAAACCCTGAGGACCTATTGCACCCTGAACACCGGTAAAGCCTTGGACACCCGTAAATCCTTGGGGACCAAGCGCGCCTTGAGTACCCGTAAAGCCCTGAACACCCGTGAAGCCTTGAGGACCGATAGCGCCTTGAGCACCCTTCGCACCTTGCGGCCCAACGTCACCAGACCGAGCAAAAGATACAATAATGCTATCAAGCGCGGTGAACGCGCTGCCCGCCACTACGTTTGATACGACAACCTCAACGTAGCCCGTCTGATCCGTCACGCTGCTGATCGTGAAGTCCGTGTAGGTGGCCGACGCATACTCTTTGGAGATGCGGAGCGAACCCTTTACCGTATTTGTTGAATCGTCGAGCGCGAGCAGCCATGCCGCTACAGCCGTGGACTGCGCATCCGTCTTTGCGAAATAGATTTTAGACGTAAGCGCGTTCGTAGTGTCGTTGAACGTGCAATCCCCGGCCCCTGTTGACGGCGAACCGCTGTAACCCTTAAACGTGTACTTCAGCGAATCGCCGCCAAAGTTGCCAAACGTTCCCTGAGTTCCGGTGAAACCTTGCGGCCCTATCGGCCCCTGCGTGCCGGTGAAACCCTGAACTCCTGTGAAACCTTGCGGACCAATTGCGCCTTGCGCGCCCGTAAATCCTTGAACCCCCGTAAAACCTTGGGGTCCGAGCGCGCCTTGAACGCCGGTAAATCCTTGAGCACCGGTAAATCCCTGCGCGCCTGTAAAGCCTTGAACGCCTGTGAACCCCTGAGGACCAAGCGCGCCTTGCACACCCGTAAATCCTTGTACTCCGGTAAAGCCTTGAGGGCCTAAAGCGCCCTGTACTCCGGTGAAACCTTGTGGCCCGATTGAGCCCTGAACACCGGTAAATCCTTGTACTCCGGTGAAGCCTTGAGGACCAATAACACCTTGAGCGCCCGTAAATCCTTGGACACCCGTGAATCCTTGCGAACCGGTTGCGCCTTGAACGCCGGTAAATCCTTGTGACCCTGTAGATCCTTGTGCGCCGGTAAAGCCTTGAGCACCGGTGAAACCTTGCGGTCCGATTGCGCCTTGAGATCCTTTAGCTCCCTGAGGTCCGATTAAGGATGTTCCCGGAGATGGCCACGATCCGCTCTGCTTAGGCCCGTAGATAGTCCACTCAGATGTGTCTATCCAGAAATCTCCGTTAGTTCCGTTAGCACCGCCCGGGGCCGCAGCTCCGTTGAGAACGGCGTTACCGGTATTTCCTTGCGGACCAAGCGCGCCTTGAGCACCTGTAAATCCCTGTACGCCTGTAAATCCTTGCGGACCAATCGAGCCTTGAACGCCTGTAAATCCTTGAACACCAGTAAAGCCTTGGGGACCAACCGCGCCTTGGGCACCGGTAAAGCCCTGAACACCCGTGAATCCTTGAACGCCTGTGAATCCTTGCGGTCCGGATACTCCCTGAGCACCCGCAGAACCCTGCACGCCCGTAAAGCCCTGAGGGCCCACCGCTCCTTGTGCGCCAGAGACGCCTTGAGAGCCGATATTACCTGCGCGTGCGAACGAAACTACGACGTAATCGTTGACGGTCAAATCACCTGCGTCGATGACGTAAGTTACCGACACTTCAACGTAGTTAGTCGTATCAACAATCGACGTAATTTGATAATCAACAAATGTTGACGATTCGTACTCTCGAGATATTCTCAACGATCCTTTGATCGCGTTTGTACTGTCGTCGAGTGCAAGAAGCCAGGCTGAAACCGTGGCGCTCTGAGCATCAGTTTTGTGTAAATAGATCTTAGTAGTGGTGTTTACATCGGTATCGTTAAACGCAAGACCACCGGTTCCAACCGCTGCGGCGGAGAATGCCTTAACTTGATATCTAAGAGAATCGCCGCCAAAGTTTCCGAAAGTTCCCTGATAACCTTGAACCCCGATTATACCTTGTGTGCCGGTAAACCCTTGAGGACCTAACGCACCTTGAACTCCCGTAAATCCCTGAGTTCCTGTAAATCCTTGAGGCCCGACCGCGCCCTGCACGCCTGTGAATCCTTGCGGTCCGGATACTCCCTGAGCGCCAGTTGCGCCCTGCGCACCGGCTGCGCCTTGTGTTCCAGTAGCGCCCTGAGCGCCGGTTGCGCCCTGCGCACCTTTAGCACCTTGAGGTCCGATTAGTGAGGTGCCTGGAGAGGGCCACGATCCGCTTTGCTTGGGTCCGTAGATTGACCACTCAGACGTATCAATCCAGAAATCCCCGTTCGTGCCGTCACCGCTACTTGGCGTCGCAGAGCCATTAAGGACGGAATTACCGCGATTACCTTGAGGACCGATTGGTCCTTGAATTCCTGTAAATCCTTGAGGGCCTGAAAGTCCTTGAGGTCCAATTATACCCTGAGCTCCGATAAAGCCCTGAGGACCAACAACACCTTGAGAACCGATATTACCGGCTCGAGCAAACGAAATAATTACGTTGTCCCCGCTCGAAAATGCACTTCCGGCGATTACGTTAGTTACCGATATATCAACGTATCCGGTGTTGTCAGAAACACCATTTATGGTGAAGTCGGTGAACGTTGCGGATGCGTACTCCTTCGAGATGCGCAGGGATCCTTTAACAGGATTAGAGGAGTCATCCAGCGATAATAACCACGCAGATACAGCGATAGACTGAGCGTCAGTTTTGGCTAAGTATATCTTGTCTGTTAACGCGTTTGATGCGTTGTTGAAAACGCAATCTCCGGCTACGGTTCCAGGAGAGCCGCTGTAGCTTTTAAAGACGTATTTAAGGGAATCACCGCCAAAGTTTCCGAAAGTTCCTTGAGCTCCCGTCAGTCCTTGGAAACCGGTGACACCTTGAGGACCTAATGCACCTTGAACACCCGTGAATCCCTGAACACCGGTAAAGCCTTGAGGGCCAATTGATCCTTGATTACCGGTGAATCCTTGGGGTCCGATCGCGCCTTGAACGCCGGTGAAACCCTGAACGCCGGTAACACCCTGAGCACCAGTAAATCCTTGATGACCGGTAAATCCCTGCGGCCCTATAACACCCTGAACGCCAGTAAAACCTTGAGGACCGATGTCGCCTTTTGCACCCTGCGGACCGATTAAGGACGTACTCGATCCCGGCCAAGAACCACTCTGTTTGGGTCCGTAAATCGACCACTCAGACGTGTCGATAAAGAAGTCGCCGTTTGTGCCTGTGCCGCTGCTCGGAGCCGCTGAGCCATTTAAAACAGCGTTACCTCGATCTCCTTGATTTCCCTGGAATCCGGTGCTCCCGGTGATTCCTTGAAAACCT